CTACCTTTCCTTTGTTCGTAGAGTCGTGCGTGATATGTTCCCCGTTGGCTGGGATCAATCCTCGTACGAACGTTTTGTTAGGACGGTTGACCCTCCTGTGTCGGCATGCGACGAGAACACTCGTAGCGGCGGCGGTACCCATGGGTTTGTGTCAGATGATATCGTCCCTTGTTCTTACAAGGGGCCGAAGACTTTCTTTCGGCAGTCCGATTTCCTCACCACTTGCCTTGATGGTGCTACTCGCCCCCTCTCAACGCGTTCTTACCTCACGGTCGTTCAGTCGGCTGGTAAACCCCGTCCACTCAGCAAGTTTTCTGCTGATGCGATTCATTTGAAACCCTTGCATAAGGCTATCTATGATCGTATCTCTCAGTTTTCTTGGCTTTGTCGGGGAGATTTTACTTCCGATTGCCTCAGGGAGGCCGGTTTTACTTTTGTTGAAGGCGAAACATTGACTTCGGGGGATTATAAGTCAGCCACCGACAACCTCTCGATTGAGGTTGCCGAGGCCATTTTGGACGAGCTGCTACGGACCACGGTCTCTGTGCCGGGTTCTCTTAAGGCTTATGCTATGTCCATCCTCCGTCCGACTTTGTATAACCTAGAACTTGATATTGATGATTTTTCTCCCTCGCGTGGTCAGATGATGGGTTCTTTACTTTCTTTCCCTTTGCTTTGCATCCAGAACAGAGTTGCTTTTCTCTATTCTGGTCATAGTGTTGGGGTTGATTGTTCTGATTTCCCGTGTCTGATCAATGGTGACGATATACTATTCCGTTCCGGCCCGCACTTCAGTGCGCGTTGGATGGATGTTGTAAAGAGTCTCTCATTGGAGGTCGAGCGGTCTAAGACTAGCGTTTCTCCCGTTTTCGGTTCCCTTAACTCGACGCTCTGCGTTCGATCTGGGAAGCGTTACCGTGTCGTTCCGACGATACGGATGGGGATGCTTCGCGAGTCTGAGTCCCTCGACTCCCTGGCGAAGGGTTTTGATGATTTTATAAAAGGTTTGAAAGGGTCTTACCGCTTCCGGGCGGCGATGACTTGGTTTAGCTGGAACATAGGAAAAATTCGACCTCTCGGTCTTACAACCTTCGACTTGGGTTTTCGTGGCCCTCTCGCGTATCGCGCGACACGTCGATTTGGTCTTAGCACGACGGTTACTCACACACCTATCCCATCTCTTGTCGTCGACAATGGGTTATCGCTTGCGGCTTCTGGCTGTGAGTTTGTTGACCCTTTAGAGTTGTCCGATGAGGATAAGGAGAGAAATTTAAGTGAATTAGCTGCGTGGAAGTGGA